GCTAGGGGTGATGCTGCTGGTATTGATTGCGAAGTTATTTTCTTGGCTTTAGATCAGCCAAAAGACGTAAGAAAATTGCTGTCGTTGGAGCTAACCGGCGCATGGGTGAACGAGGCGCGAGAATTACCCAAGGCTGTCATTGATGGTCTGACACACCGCGTTGGACGTTACCCAACTGCTCGAGACGGTGGGGCCACATGGAGTGGTATTTGGATGGATACCAACCCAATGGACGATGACCATTGGTGGCACAGGATTGCAGAGAAAGAACCGCTAACAGGAAAGTTTGCCTGGAAGTTTTTTAAGCAACCAGGTGGCGTTATACCTGTCAATGCAGATGATTTGCCTGAGAATCCAGAGGCCAATGACCACATCTTTGCCGCTAGCAAGTGGTGGAAGATCAACCCCAAGGCAGAAAACATCAATAACCTGCCAGCCGGTTACTACTTGCAAATGCTTGGTGGCAAGAACCTAGATTGGATTAAATGCTATGCAGGTGGCGAATACGTCTACGTGCAAGAAGGTAGACCAGTATGGCCAGAATATGAAGATAGCACGATGTCCGATGATGTCGAGGTTGATCTAAATGTGCCAATTCAGATTGGCTTGGACTTTGGATTGACTCCGGCAGCAACTGTTGGGCAGCGATTGCCAAACGGACGTTGGATTATCTTGCAAGAGATTGTGACCTTTGACATGGGATTGGAGCGCTTTGGCCAACAACTTCTAGCTGAGATGAATTCTCGTTATCCAAAACACCAGTTAATGATTTGGGGCGATCCGGCAGGTATGGCTAGAGACGCAATCTATGAGGTAACAGCATTTGATTACCTGCGTACACTTGGGTTAAAGGCGCAGCCAACTGCTAGCAACGATTTCAAGGTGCGTCGTGAGGCAGCAGCGGCTCCAATGCAACGACTAATCAACGGTAGACCTGGCTTGATTGTGAGCAAAGAATGCAAGCTGCTGCGTAAGGCGCTAGCAGGTGGATACCACTTCAAGCGAATTGCCGTTGGTGCTGGCCATGAACGATTCAAAGATGCGCCAAACAAAAACGAACACTCTCACATTGGCGATTCTTTCGGCTACCTAATGCTAGGTGGTGGAGAATATAACCGCATGGTACGCAGACCCACATATGGTGCAGCGCCACAAATGGTGACACAAGCTAAGACTGATTTTGATGTCTTTGCTGCCGGTTGACCTGCTAAACAGAGAGACTTCGTATCACAAGTCTCTTTTGATATTGCCGTTTCTGCCAGAGCATTTTGACAGAATACAAGTAGATCAAGATGAGGCGCTAGCATTTTCTAAGGTTGGCGATCTACGCAAAAGAGTCATTGCTCAATCAGGCATGGGTCTTTCTCTAACAGCATTTATGTATAACAAACCAGCGGCAATCTTTGGGGTTGTGCCTTACTGGAGTGGTGTTGCCGAGCTATGGATGATTGCTGATAATAGGGTCAGATCAATACCAATTGCCATGACAAAGACCGCAATTAGATTGTGCGATATCTTTGAGATATACATGGGCTTGCATAGAATGCAAATAACTGTTAGAAGCACTGACAGGCGTGCGGTGAAGTGGGCGCAAGCCATAGGATTTAAACAGGAATGCGTAATGAAGAAGTACGGTCCTGACAAAATTGACTATATTTTATTAGCGAGGTAATCATGGGTGGTGTCGTTAGCAAAATTCTAGGAGGCGGCGATGAAGGTGACCGTGGTGCTGCTGCCGCTGCTCAACAGCAAATCGCAGAACAGCGAGCAGAAAACGAGCGTATGCGAATTCAAACAGAAGAGCAGCGTCGGGATGAGGCTGAGAGGCTGGCTGCTCGCCGCAGTGCTAGATTGCGCGGAGGCAGCAGAACGCTTTTATCTGACACCCGACTCACGCCGGAAACCGGCTTACAGACAACCCTTGGACAAGAACAGGTGAAGATGTGATGGACAACAAAGCCAAGATGCAAAAGAAAGCTGCCAAAGTAATGCGCGAGTGGAAAGCTGGTACGCTGCACTCTGGCAAGGGCGGTCCAGTGGTGAAGAGCCAAAAACAGGCTGTAGCCATTGCTATGTCTGAAGCTGGAATGGCGAAGAAGAAGTAAATGCCAAAAGAAGGATTAATTGACGATGCGATCTCAGAGGAAGAGGGCTACTCATGTCCTCTTGCCACTAGAGATATTAAGACAAATCTCAAGAATAGAAATTGGGCGTTTGCTAATGTCGGCTATGGACCGGCCAATCCGTTAGACGAAAAGAATAACGAGGTATTCTGGCTGCGTAAGTCTGTTATCTGGAATACGTCTGAGGCAGAAGCCAAGGGTATGCGTTGTGGCAATTGCGCTGCGTTCATTCAAACATCTCAAATGCTTGAGTGCATTAAGTCTGGCATTGAAGCCAAGAATCCAGCAGAAGAGTCTGGCTATGATGAAGATGTCATTGAAGCGGCTCAACTAGGCTTCTGTGAGTTATTTCATTTCAAATGTGCCGGAACACGTACGTGCGACGCTTGGTTGGTTGGTGGACCAATTACAGATGAGTCGGAAGAGGACTGATGGCAATCCTTTATGTTGAAAGAGAGTCACAGCCACAAAAAGCTCAGTTTGTCGCGCTGACTCAAAAGGATAAAGACGGTAATCAAATGATTACCGGATCAGACAACGGTGTCATTGTTGTAGATGTTAATCATCACCGTTTGCATGAAGGTAGAGCATATATTGCTTGGAACATTTATCCTGATTCAGCAAAGCTTGCGTCAGGTTCAAGCGCTGATATTGTTCTTGCCGCTGGTCCAGGAGTTATCCCACACGTAACCATTGCAATGGAATCGTCTGGTGACTGTGATTTTTTTGTGTATGAGGGAGTTGTTACAACAGGCGGTACATCGTTTACACCAGTAAGGCGTAATAGATACATCTCATCCACAAGTAATGTGGCTATGGTTACTAATCCAACAGTGACCACACTTGGCACTCTAATTAACCAACAATTCATTACTGGCGGTACTGGGAAAAAAGCTGCCGGTGGATCATCTGGAAGCTTGGAGTATGTATTAGCACCATTGACAAATTATTTGTTCAGATTGACCAACGTCAATGGGACAGCGCATACGGCACTACTTGAACTGGAGTGGTACGAATAATGGAAAAGAAAGATGTTTGGGATAAGCCTCGGCCAAAAGATCTTGGTAAGTCAAAAGAATTGACACCAGCGCAAAAGCGTTTAGCAATGCGTAGAGCAGCAAAATCAGGCAGACCATATCCTAATTTAATTGACAACATGCTTTCTGCGCAGGGTAAAAAGTGAGCAAATATAAAGATCCAGAAGGTGGATTGACAGAAGCCGGACGACGCAAGTTTGAGCGCTCTGGTGAAAGTAAAAATCTTCAGCCTGGTGTTAAAGAGTCTAGCCCAACAGGTCAAAAGGCTAGACGCAAAGGATCTTTTTTAACTAGGTTTTATACAAACCCAAGTGGTCCATTGGTTAAAGAAAACGGTGAACCGACTAGATTAGCACTGGCTGCACACGCTTGGGGTGAGCCGGTTCCAAAAACAAGAGATGCTGCGGCAAGACTTGCTGCAAAAGGTAGAAGCTTGCTAAAGAAATATCAGAAAGAAAAGGGCTGATTATGGCTGGGTCAATTGAAATTATTAAGGGCGTTCAAATTAGAGATCCATATGAAAGCGAACTATCTTATTTTAGAAACAACCCAACAGTTGCAGGAATGGCAACAGAGGACAATAAAGTAATACTTAATCCATATTCAGAATTAAACAGTATTCAAAAAAGAGCAGTTGCAATGAATGAAGCCGTTAGGGTTTTAATGAAAAATGAAAGCTCATTAAAACCAAATTTTGGATTAACAAAAGAACAAAAGTATTTTTTGGACTCAAATACTTATAAAAACGCAACGCAAGAAGATAGGATGGCAACTATTGCTGCTAGGATATTTTCTGGTGACTCATCTGCCGGTGAGGCAACGAAAGAACAAATAGATTTTGTTAATAAATTAAAAAAATTTACTGGAGTTGAGTGATGGCTGAGATGTTACGTTTATCACCAGAGGATTTGCTCAAACGGCACGAGATTGCCATGCGCAAAAAGGATGACTTTCGTGATCTATATGACGAAGCATACGAATTTGCTTTGCCGCAGCGCAACCTATATGACGGATATTGGGAAGGCAAGGTTGGTGGAAGCAAGAAGATGGCAAGAGTATTTGACTCTACTGCAATTAATTCTACCCAACGCTTTGCCAATCGTTTGCAGTCTGGAATCTTTCCTCCGCAGCGCTCTTGGTGTCGCTTAGAGGCTGGCACTGACATTCCGTTTGATCGCCGCCCAGAAGCACAGGCAGCGCTTGATGTCTATACAGAAAAGCTTTTTGCCACGCTAAAGCAATCAAACTTTGACATTGCGATGGGTGAGTTTTTGCTTGATCTTGCCGTTGGTACTGC